GTGCGATTGGTGGGCTGCGACTTTGGCTGGGATCACCCGGCGGCGTTTGTTTGGATGGCGTGGGATCGAGACACGGACACGGTTTACATCTACGACGTATTGCGGATGCGCGAGACGCTGATCCCAGTCCAAGCTATGGCGATTACCGGTAAAGGAAAGTGGATTCCCGTGGCGTGGCCACATGACGGTTATCAGGTGCGCGACGCGATGCACGGCGATCAACTGGCGCAACAGTATCGAAATCAGGGCGTGAATATGCGGCCGGAGCATGCGCACTTCGAGGATTCTGTCAGTGTTGGCGAGACGAAGATGAGTCGGATCAGCACTGAGGCTGGCATTCAGGAAATGTTGACTCGGTTCCAGTCGGGCAAGCTCAAGGTGTTTTCGCACTTGAATGACTGGTTCGAGGAATTCAGGATGTATCACCGCAAGGACGGGCTGATCGTGAAAGAACGTGACGATCTGTTGTCGGCCACGCGCATTGGAATTATGGATTTGCGGTTCGCCATTACGGAACCGCGTGCAGACAAGGGAATGGACTATGGCGCAAGGACAGACTGGTTCTGACGGGTTAATCGTCATGCCTGGGCGGGGCGAGGGATTGTCTTTGCAGCAACTGGAGGACATGCTGTCCGACATCCGCTTCCAGCCGTTATGGCGCGAAGAAGCGGCGAAGTGTGCCGATTACTACGACGGGCATCAGCTTACGCAAGATCGTCTCGCGCGTATGGAGCGCCTCGGGATACCCCCGTTGGTCACCAACTTGATCGCGCCGGCCATCAATGCCGTGCTGGGCATGGAGGCCAAGACGCGCACCGACTGGCGCGTGACGCAAGAGAACGAGGTTCAGGACATCCAGGAGGAAATGCTGGACGCCATGAACGCGAAGCTCAATGAGGCTGAGCGCGAATCGCGCGCCGACCGGGCGATCTCTGATGCTTATGCGCCGCAGGTTAAGGCTGGGTTGGGTTGGGTTGAGGTGTCACGCTCAAGCGATGCGTTGGCGTATCCCTATCGCGTACAAGCAGTGCGCCGTGACGAAATCTGGTGGGATTGGCGCGCAAAGCAGCCTGACCTGTCGGATGGACGCTATCTGATCCGCAAGCGCACGTTTGACCAGGACGTGCTGATGGCGATGATGCCGGAGCACAAGGACTTAATCCGGTGGTCAGTCGAGGACAGGTTCCGCACTTGGCAGTGGGACACCAAGCAGAACATCGATACCGAACTGGCTTATGCCGCGCACATCGAGCGCATTACCAATATCGACGCGCTGGAATGGCGCAATGCCGACCGCCGCCGCGCCACACTGTTCGAGGTGTGGTATCGCGTCTGGCAGGTTGGTGATGTGTTCAGGTTGCCAACTGGACGCGCGGTCATTTTCAACAAGAAAAATCCGCGCCATGTTGAGGCTGCGAGCGCCGGGGTCATTCAGGTTTACAAGGCGCCGTTCTCGCATGTGCGTGCGGCATTCTACCTTGGCTGCCACCGGTTGTATGACATGCCGTCGCCATATCAGCACCGGCATTTCCCGTATGTGCCGTTCTGGGGATACCGCGAGGATACCAGCGGCGTGCCATACGGCCTGATCCGGGCGATGGTCTCGCCGCAGGACGTGGTGAACAGTGCTGATTCGAAGATGCACTGGATGTTGAGCAGTCGCAAATTAAGGGCGGATTCGGACGCGCTCGACACGAAATACAACACCTGGTCGAACGTGCGCGAGAACCTGGCGCGCCCCGACTCAGTTGTGCTGCTCGATCCTTCCAAGCCAAATTCGCGCTTCAAGGAAGAAAATGACACTGGGTTGAATCAGCAGCAATTCCAACGACGGATGCAGGCAAGCGCCAACGTTGAGCAGGCGGGCGGCATTTACCGCGCCATGCTGGGGAATGACAGCAATGCCACATCAGGCATCGCCATCAGCAGCCTGGTCGAGCAAGGCAATATCACGCTGGCCGAGATCAACGACAACTACCAGTACGCGCGGCGTCAGGTGGGCGAACTGCTGTTTTCGTTGATGCGCGAAGACATGATGAGCGCCGAGGTGCCGGTGGCGATCAAGAAAGAAGGACGGCGCAAGGTGGTTGTGCTCAACCAGCGCACACAGGATGGCATCGAGAACGAAGTGGCCGCCGTTCCCGCCAAGGTTGTCTTGGAAGATGTGCCAAGCACCCCGGCATTCCGCCAGCAGCAACTTCAGATGCTGAGCCAGTACACCAAGGGGTTGCCGCCGCAGATACAGCTTGCGCTGGCCGACATCGTGATCGGGCTAACCGATGTGCCGCAGAAGGACAAGGTTATGGCGCGCATCAAGAAGATCGCCGGTATCCAGGACGAGCTGTCCGAGGAAGAAGAAGTCGCAATGAAGCGGGCGGCAGAAGCGGCGCAGCAGGCGCAGCAACAAGCAATGGAGCGCATGCAGAGCGCCGAGATTGCCTTGACCGAAGCCAAGGCGGTGCAAGTGGCATCTATGGCGGCGAAGGGCGAGTCCGAGCGGCTGGTGAAAATGGTTGAGGCGATGTATGCCGCAATTCAGGCTGGTGGAATTATTGCCACAACACCTGGAGTTGCGCCGGTCGCCGACGAGATTTTGAAAGGCGCGGGTTATCAGCCAATCGCGGGTGGACAAGACCCGAACATTCCACAACTGGAAGTTGCGCATCCGGGATATGACGGCGGGCAGATGATTCCGGAGAGCCCGGAGCAGCAGGCCGGAATGATGCGCGGGATCGAGACCGCGCGAAACGATGGGGTGATTCCCGCATAGAACACCGATTTTTCGAGTAGTTGCCGTAAGCAACTGAACCGACCGCCGCGAGGCGGTTTTTTTACGCCCGTATTTTGGGCATGTCGCAACTCTGCGTAACGAGTAAATGGAGGTGTGGAATGAATGTAGCAAGCGTGAATCAGGAACTCGCGGATGCGAGCGTCGAACAGATCGAAGCAATGGCATTGAAGGCCGCTCAAGCAGAAGCCGGTGGCGACACCGACAAAAGCGCGGCGGCAGATGCCGGAGATGAAGATGAGGCTGGCGCGGCATCCGAAAAAGCTGAACAGGGCGTAAAAGAGGCGTCGCCCGGCCAAGCAGAAGAGCACGCCAAGGAGGATGCTGGGGGTAAGACGAGCGATAAGGAGCTGAACTTTGCCAAGCTGCGCACCAAGGCCGAAAGCCTTGAGAGCGAAAACAAGCGACTGGCCGATGAAAACAAGCGCCTTGCCGAGCGTCAATACGTTGTCGATCTACCTGGGGATCACGCACAGAAGGTGGTTGAGGTGGATGCCGAATTGGCAGCTATCGGGGCGAAGTTCAATGACGGCAATATGACTTGGGATGATTATCAGGCACAGCTACGCGATGCGTCACAGCGCCGCGATGGCTTGGTTAAGGCCGCATTGAAGGCGGAAATCTCTCAGGAAATGCGCGAGCAGGCAGCAAGATCGTCGGAAGAGGCCACAAAGAAATCGTGGGATCAGACCGTCGAGAGCTTTATCTCCGCAAAGCCTGATGCGGTTGACTATGCCGCCGATGAAGCCAAGCAACGCGACCTCAACACCTACGTCAAGGCGCTGGCAGCCGATCCGGACAATTCCGACAAGAACTTTGAGTGGTTCCTGCAAGAGGCGCATGGCTTGGTTAAGTCCAAGCATCGCATTGCATCTGCCACCCAAACACAAAGTCAGGAGGCGAAACCGGTCGAGCCGGCCACCACCGCTACATCACCAATCCACACCCTGAGTGACCTACCCGGCGGACTGACGCCAGCCAAGTCTGAGATCGAGCAATTTGACCAAGTGAGTGGCGCGGCTGTTACCAACCGCTTCATGAACATGACGTCAGCGCAGATCGACGCCGAGCTGGCAAAGCTCGGGTAGTAAAAAAACAGGCTCCCAATTTTGGGAATTTCATCGAACCGCCCTAGTGGCGGTTTTTTCGTTTAATTAAGGAGAAGCAACATGCAAACGCAAATCCCAGCAGGGTCGCCGTTAGCCCGTAAAGTATTCGGGGCGGCACTCTTCGCAAAAACCGTGGCATTCGCCGGTATGGTCAAAAACCTGACAGGCAATGCTCCCAAGCAGTCCGATGCAGAGGCCAAGCTGAAAGGCCAGACCGTACCAGATATGCCGATCGTTCGCGTCACCGACCTTACCAAGTCGGCTGGCGATTCGGTCAGCGTGGATGCGTTCGACACCATCAGCGGCAAGCCGATCATGGGCGACCGTAACGCAGAAGGTCGCGGCGAGGCGCTGTCCAGTTCCAGCATGGACATCCGCATCGACAACACCACAAAGTCCGTGGATGCGGGCGGCAAGATGTCGCAACAGCGCACGCTGCACAGCCTGCGCGGCATCGCCATGTCGCAACTGGTCGGCTACTTTGGCCGTCTCGACAACCAAAAGGCGCTGGTTCACATGGCCGGCACGCGCGGCACACAAACCGGCAAGGACTGGGTTGTT